TAGATGGATTAACTCACAAAGAATTAAAAACTAATATAGAAAAAGTCATTAAAGATATACCAAAAGAAAAGTATGAAAATATAATTAAAGGAACTTATAATAGAACAGAAAAATATCATAAGAAACCTTCTAATAGAAAAAAAATATTAAAAAATTATTTATAATTTACATATTTAAAAAATCGGCGTTTTAAATGTGCAAAGGTGTAAAATCATTCTTAAATTATTTAAATAAAAAAATAAAATTTATTTATATAATAAATAAGGTGCTAAATATAATAACGAAATTAATAATATAATATTAGTATTCATATTTTTATTTACAAGATAATATGCTAATAAACAAGAAGTTATTATCATTACACTATCAGCTATTATAGCTTTGTATGAAATTTCAATAGCATAATCTTTAAAAGTATCAATCATTCTATTTGCTCCTTTTGGAATAATAGTAATTAAAATATAGAACAATATATCATGTATTATTTGAATAGAAACTGCTAAAATAATAAATTTTATAATAGAAAAATCTTTAAAAATATAATTATATAAATATCTTGCAATAATTAACACAATTAATATAATAGAAACATCAGCTATAACAGCCGATAAATTATATTCTCTATACCATTTTTTTAATTGATTTGAATGTATCAAATTCATATTTGATAATAAAATACCCAATAAATCCGTTATTAAAACAGCATTTAATAATGGTAAATAGTCGCTTATTTTATTAAAATCTCTTAAATTATTTAACATATCAGTATTATTTTTATAAAACATAAAAAAATAAATATTAAACATTATTTGATAAATCAATGATAAATAAAATATCATCATATCTATTTTTTATATTACGTATATCAGCAACCTTAATATATTGTTTATATTGATCCGGAACAATTTGTATTAAATTATCAATCCAGGACCAATCTTGAATATCTTCGATAATAAATATACCATTTTTTGATAATAATGGTAAATATAGTTCAATAAATTTTACAACACTATCAAATGTATGCGGACCATCATCAATTAAAATATCAAATTTTGTTGATTTAAAATATGAATCAACAAAAGATTGATCGTATGCATCAGTATTTTGAAATATTTTTACATTTTCGGAGAATGTTTCGTTTATTGATGTTATGTCAATACCATAAATAGTTCCATTAATAAAATAGTCAGACCATAATTTAATACTTCCACCATTATATATACCAATTTATAATAAATTTATTTTTTCTAATTTTTTTTTATTAAATAAATTCTCATATGTATCTAAATAAGAATGTAATGTATTTTTATCTGTTTTTGAATCGTCAATTAATTCAATTAAAGACATTATAAATATTAAACATTTTTATTCTTTAAATAAAAACCTATATTGTTTTTACATACATAATTAAATGGCATTGCCAGCAACCGGGGCAATAAAATTTACGCAAATGCAAACAGTATTTGGTGGTGTTAATCCTATTTCTTTTAGTGAATATTATTTAAATGCTACTACTGGATATACTAGTGGTACTGCTGGAATACCTAATACAGGAACAAAAATAAGTCTTAGTAATTTTTATGGTAAATCAAAAGCAACTGGTGTTCCTACACCAGTTCAAACAAATTTTGTAGGCACATATGTTTTAAGTGGCAATGGAAGTACTTATTATGAATGGGTAACAGGTTGTTCGGGAACAAATTCTTCTAGAACTGGTGTAAGCACATTCAATAATATTGGTTCCCAAGGACAAAATAGAGCAGGATTAATATATTATCCAAACCTTATTCTTCAAGCAAGAGCCGGAGATACCATTGTTTTTATTGTAAATGTTGGAACAGGATATGGAGATACGGAAAATATACAAGCATATGCTAATTTAGGCGCAGGATATTTTAGTATAGGTAATGCAGTATTAGGTGGTGGTGGGAATTTAACAGCAACTTATGTAATACCGTCTGGAACATCGGTGGGTAATTATGCATTAGCTGGAATAAATGATTTTAATTCAGGAGGTGGTTATAAATCAATAAATGGTTATTCATTACATATTTATTAATTATCAGAATCATCAATCCGTTCAATATCATACTTAGATACCCATGCTCTATTTTTTGTCTCAATATCTTCAACTAAATAATAGTTATTAATAACTGTAATCCAATTTAAAATAGCATCTTTTTTAATATCTTTTTCATAAAAATTATATTTCATTTTAAATCTTCTCTCCATTTTTATATAAATATAAAAATAATATTATATCATTTTTTTAACGTCCAGTCCAATATTTAATAACAGGACCCATATTAGAAGGATTTATATGATTAAGGTGTTCGTATTTTAATTCAAAAGCACCAGGATATGTATTAATACAACACAATAGACATGAATATCTATTTTCTAATTGAAATAAACATGCAATTACTCTTTCTAATGCACTTCTATCAGAACGTGTATTAATATGTTCTAATAAAATTGACAAATCAAATCTACTATTTATATTTTTTAAAAAATTATATTTAATAATACTCATGCAACCAAAACAACCTTTCCATATTTTCTTATTTAAATAAAAGTTAATAAGATTTTCATTATTAAATAATTTTAATAAACGCATTTCATTATTTATATCATCATATAAATGATCTATATCCCATAACATAGCATAATTTTCAACATTTAAATCAAGATTTGAATTTATAATAGTAGAATCATGAATTATTATTGCCATATCAAAAAAATTATATTTTAAATAATAATAATATGGTAATAGTTCACCTTTTTTTGGAAAATCACTATAAATAATAGTAGTATTTTTTAATGCAATATTTGAGTTCAAAAAATTTTTATTACTATTATCGTCTATTATAACAATTTTTTGATGTGGATAAAATTTACGAATTGATAAATAACAATTTTGCCAATATAAATTAGTCTGTTGGCTATTTACATGTCTTAAAATAATAAATCCAAAATTATTACTATTATCTATTTTTAAATTAAAAATATCAATATTTATTAATTTATTTATTATTTTGCTATCTTCATCTTGATTAAGTAAATTAATAATTCCATCTTCTAATTTTATTTCAGGTTTCCAATTTAAAATAACATTAGCTTTATTAGAGTCTTGAATATTATAATCAGAATAATCATATTTATCATATATATATTCAATACAATTTGAATCAAAATATTTACTAATATTAGTCAAAAGAAACTCGTTAGCATTTGTAATATCAAGTATACCATTAAAATCATTGTTATATGCTGATAAATTTATATTAACAATGTCATCAACGTGTATATATATTTTTTTATTAATTTGATTTGTATAATAGTGTAATTTATCATTTACTTTTTTAAAAAAATTATAGTATATTGTATTATTTCTTTGTTTTTTTCCATATACATTTGGATAACGCAAAATAGTTATATTTAAATCATTATAACCCATAATAATATTTTCAATAATTTTTTTAGAAATTTCATAAGGAGATTTAATATTGGTATTAATTATGTTAGTTGAAGATAATATAACTTTTTTAATATTTTTTAATCTAGCAATTTCAAGTATATTAATAGTACCTATTACATTAGTATTATAACATAAAGAAGTGTTATTTATACACCATTCATTGTCAGAATATTCTGCAAAATGAAAAATACCATCAATATTATTATATATATATAATGCATTTTTTAATGAATCTAAATTAGAAATATCAACATTTATATATATAACATTTTCATTTGAATTTAAATTTTCAATAGATCCTGTTATTAAATTATCTAATACAATAACTTTATGATTAAAAGATATTAATTTATCAACCATATGAGAACCAATAAAACCACATCCTCCAGTAATAATAAATAATTTTGTATTATTCATATATAAAAATAATATAATCTTTTTTTATATTGTTTTATAATAATTCTTATTAACTTTTTTATAAATAAAAGCATAATTTGTAAGATTTTCTATTTTATTTTTATGTTGGACTTTAACAGTTGTGTTTAAAATATGATACCATTTCTTAGTTAATTTTTAATGTAATAAATTTGTTGTTAAAAAAAATAATCGTTTATTTTATTAAAATAAAAACTTATATTATTTTAAAATATATGGCATTACCAACAAGTGGGGCAATAAAATTTACGCAAATGCAAACAGTATTTGGCGGTGCCAACCCTATTTCTTTTAGTGAATATTATTTAAATGCTACTACTGGATATACTAGTGGTACTGCTGGAATACCCAATATAGGAACAAAAATAAGTCTTAGTAATTTTTATGGTAAATCAAAAGCAACAGGAGTTCCTACACCAGTTCAAACAAATTTTGTAGGCACATATGTTTTAAGTGGTAATGGAAATACTTCTTATGAATGGGTAACAGGTTGTTCGGGAACAAATTCTTCTAGAACTGGTGTAAGCACATTCAATAATATTGGTTCCCAAGGACAAAATAGAGCAGGTTTGATATATTATCCAAACCTTATTCTTCAAGCAAGAGCCGGAGATACTATTGTTTTTACGGTGAATGTTGGAACAGCATATGGAGATATGGAAAATATACAAGCATATGTTAATTTAGGCGCAGGATATTTTAGTATAGGTAATGTAGTATTAAGTGGTGGTGGGAATTTAACAGCAACTTATGTAATACCGTCTGGAACACCAGCAGGTAATTATGCATTAGCTGGAATAAATGATTATTATTATACAGGAGGTAGTTATAAATCAATAAATGGTTATTCATTGCATATTTATTAATTTTATAAAAATCAAAAAATCTGCACCTGCTAGTAATAATAAATAATTTTATGATAATTTCATGCTACTGCAATGCTTATTTAATTCTTTATAAATTGGACTATCAGTATTAATAGCATAATTTGTAATAGGATTTTTAGGTTTTAATGGATTATCTATTTTATTCTTTTTCCAAGCTTTACAATCATCAGCTGTTAAGTCGCGTTTAAAATATTTAGATTTTATACCAACA